AATGCTACCAGCAACAATCTTGTTTGTTGTAATGCTATTGGCTGCTATTGCGTTTGCTGTAACACTGTTTGCTGCCAAGTTGATTGCTTGAACACTACCTGCTGCTAATTTACCAGCAACAATACTACCTGCTTCTATGGCAGCAGTTGTTACTGCGTTTGCTTGTATAGCATTAGCGTAAACTGCATTGGCTGCTAATTGATTTGCGCCAATTGCGTTTGCTGCTATCTGATTACCAACAATAGTACCAGCAATCAAGTTAGCAAGTACAGTAGCATTACTCAATGTACCTGTAACTACGTTACCATATAGGTTGCTAATCTGATCAGCAATAATATTACCAATAATACCTGTATTTGCTACAGCGTTCGCTACAATGTTACCAATAATGACGTTAGCGTTGACAGCATTAGTATATGCTGTGCCATTCGAACGATATAATTGACTATCAGCACTATTGAATACAACATCACCAGCATAACTGCCTGGTACACAGTTTTGTAAGAATACTGGCTGTATTGTACTTGCAAAGTTGTTTGCTATAATGACGTTAGGTCTAATTGTGTTAGGACCTATACCACCATTGCCTGTATTTGGATCATATGGATTGATTTTAGGACCAATCCAGTTATAAACATTACTTGCATCACTTTGACGACCAGCAAAATCATTACGTGCAGTTGTACTGAAATAGTAGTTGCCAGCTGGTATGTCATTGACATTGATTGTAACTGTAGTATTTGCAGTTAGCGTTGTGCCTGGACCTGCTTGTACTGTACGATATAATAAATGCTCTTGTACGTTGCTACTATTACCATAGTTGAAGTCCATATAGATAATAGTACCATTACTTGGCACATTACTGCTAATGTTGAAACTGCTTGTACTGCTATTGCTTATGTTACCATCAGTAATAATAGGTATAGTTGGCTGATCAAATACGTTAGGATCTAATAATCCTGTATTGAATTCAGGTACAAAATCTTGTATTGCGTTGTCTGCATAAACAGTATTATTGTACTCAAACGCAACGATGCTTGCACCTAATGTACCATCAGGCTTCTTTTCTTCGCTAATCTGACTGACACGAAATAGTTTATCTACCCAGCCATATATGCTGTGTGTCACACGTATAACGTCGCCTGCTTCTATTTGTATACCACTATAATCTGTGTCAAAACTAATAACTAAATCTTCACGACTTTGTAGTAATCTACGTAAGCCAAGATACTTTGCTTGTACTGCGTTATTGACTAATCCATATGTAATGTTTAGACGATTGACTGCTTCATTAGGACTTAGCAAGTTTGGTTGATAATCTTGCAAGTCTAATACTTGATAGTCCATCTGATCTTTGATATTGCTATTAGGATATGCAACTTCTAGTTGATTGAATGTATCATTCAAGTCAATAGGACTAATTTGTATACCACCAACTAGATTGTCATCGTTGATTTCAAATAAATTGTCTGGTACAGGATATCCTGTATAACGTTGATTGATAACAACACGCCATTGTCCACTTAGTTCGCTATATTGTAGCCAACTATCACAACTATCTACTAGATTTTGTAAATTGTTCAAGCAATTATCTGCTGTGTCTAATGGTCCATTGATACGATAACGTGCTTGTGTTGCACTACCGCCACCTACTGGTACATATGTGATTAGTTCATCACTATATGTGTTCAATGCATCTAAACTTGCTGTGTTGACTCTTGATAAAGGTACAGCACAACCATAACGCTCATTAGTTAGATAGTCTTTGATTGCAGTACCTGGTCTATAAACACCTGTGCTTTGACCACTTTCTGTATTGATAATTTCTGCTGTAAGTGCGCCTAATCCTGTTGTACCTGCGTCTACGTTATAGATAACTTTGACAATAGCAAATGCACAATTAGTCATAGCAAATGTGCTGTTCCAGTTAGGCATAATACCATATGCTGACAATGGATTGTTTACAGGACTATCACTACCATTATTATACAAGTAAATGAATAGTTTGCCATTGACTCTAGTATCTAACTGTGCTGTAGGTCCAGGTGTTGCGTTGTTTGTATACAAGCCACTAACTGCACCATTGACACCAAATACTACTTTCTTACCATCATAATAAATGTCACCAAAACTAATTGTACCATTATCTGTTTTTTCTGCTAATGTGATAACATAGTACATTGTTTTTTGATCAGGTGTTAGATATGCATCTGTAATAGGTCCGCCCATAAATGCGCTACCATATACTACAGGTATCTTGTTATCTGTTGCTGGTGGCAATTGTACACGACCACCGCCATCACCACCTGCCATTGCTTTACGCATAGCACGTTTAGCAATAATACGTCCAACAACCATACTGGTAGCAAACATAGATACGCTGACAAAGATTGCTGTAGCAATTTTGCCTAATCCAATCGCTGCTGCTATTGCTGTAAATACTGCCATCTTATGCTCCTGCTACCCATACTTCTTCAGTTTTAGTATAACCAAATCTACTAAAATCTAAGTCTGGACTATTGACCATCTTGGTCATTGTGTATAGTTGTATACGATTTTCACTGACTAATTCTTTTGCTTTGTCATTATATGCTTTTAGCAATCTATAACCAGCAGTTGTGTTTCTATGATTAGGTTCTACCCAGTACACTAACTCTTTTAGCACTTTTATTTCTGGATCCCAAACGTTTTGATCTATGTACCCTATAATCATACCAAATGGCTGATCATATTCTGCTACAAAAGCAACACCACGCCCAACTAGTACGCTATGAAACAAACTGCTGATATATTCGTGGTTATTACACTCTTTTATTTTCTCAACAGGACTGTTATCACGAAAATGCTTGAGCATTTCTATAATATAGGGTAAATCAAATTTATTTGCTGGTCTAATATTCATTTATTTGTCGTCCATACGTTCATCAGGGTTATATCCTGGCGTGATGCCACCGCCACCTGGTACAACTGTTTTACCTTTTGGATCTTGTCCAAAGTCAAATTGTACGCCACTTATAGCATAAACGTTATCCATACTAGCATCACTGCTATTGAAATATCGCCAACTTTCCTTGTTGGTTTTTCTTCCTGCGATACGATTCTCTAGCACTGTTTTATAACTGCTTGCTGATATTGTAACTGTAAAATTGTCAACTAATTCTTCACGATCTTCAGTGATACCATAGTTTGTTACAATACCTGTAAATCTTGGATATGTGTTTGTTAGCACCATGTTTGCGTCATAGAATCCACGCAATACTTCTACTGTACTACCACGTATTTTTGTACCTAATACTATAGGTATGTTGTTACCACTAACACCTGATAACGCAATGGTTGTGTCACCACTAGTTACACGTATGTCACGACTTTGTGCGCCAACACTCAATAGTCCACCTAATGGTGTATATGCTGTGTTAGCAATAGTTTCTGTTTTGTAACTGCTACTAAAAGTATACACATTGACATTTGCTGTGTTACTAACATCATTGAATACTGTAAGTTTGACAAACTCAGCACTGTTTATTTGTGTTACGCCATTAGCAACTTGAGGTATATTCTGCATTACGCTGCTCCACCTACCCATTCGTATAACTGAAATACATCACTAAATTCTATACGTGCGTTGTTGATAACTGTATTTTGTACTTTGAAATAATTACCAGGTATAAGTTTGTATGTAGGCATGTTAGGACAGAACAAATTGAACTGACAATTAGGTCCTACTGTAATACCACTGCCAACAACACTAGTAATAAAGTTTGGTCTATTTACTGTTAGAGTAACTGTGTTTGCACCTGTTGCAACAACACTTGTGCTAGTTACAGTAAATGGATATGGATTAGCGCCAATCTGTAACAGATCGTTTGCTAAGAACATAGTTGTGCCATTTGTGATACCTACAGCATTTAGACCTTGTAATGTCAATTGTGTACCATTGAAACTTTGTACAGTTAGACCATTTACTTGACTTTGTGTCATTACACCTTGATATCTAAAGATCCATTGTATGCAACTGTTGTTGAAACTAACAGTTTGTGGACTATATCTGTCAAGGTTATCTAGATATTCTACTAGTTCACGATTGTCCCACCAACTCAATACAGGTGGCATTTCAATTGTAAAACGCCATGGATTGCGTGTTGGTGTCAAACTTGTACGTGGTATCTCGTTACGTGTAACTTGTATACCTACAACTTTGCGACGATCAATGCTGATAGTACTTGCTTTGTTGATTATGTCTTGTAAGCCTGCCATGTTTTTATCCTGCCATCATATATGGCATTTCTTTTTGTGCCATTCCAACTGCACCTAATAATGATTTGCGATTTTCTGCAAATAATTGTGCTACAGATTTTGCATCAACTGCGCTAAT